ACAGAACCTTAGGCAAAATACTGGGCAAGGAGGAAGCGGGAGAAACCCTTGCGGCATATGTTGAGGATACGGCCCGCGAGGCAAGAGCAAACGCTGCGCTGATACCGGACAGCGAAAAACTGTCCGTATATTATGGCACAGGCTCGGCGGGACTTAATGCCAACGCCTCCGGCTCGATACAGTCAGACGTTATAGATGTAATCGGAGCCGTAAATGCGATACAGGTGCCCGAAGATGAGATAACAAACAGCGGCGGCGGCACTCTTGTAAATATGGAGGAACTGTATATGGCAGACCCTGACGTTATAGTTTACAGCGATATCTTTCCGGAAACTCGCATCAAATACGGCGACGGCGCTACGAACCGCTGGGCACTGGAGGGGAATCATTCGAGCTACCTTGCCACAAGCCCGAAGGGAACGGCAACGGGCTTCGGTGCGACGTGGCTCATCATTGATGACCTTATCAAACTGGCGGAAGAGGCATTCAACGAGAACGTTCTGGAAACCCATTGGAAGTGGTTCACTGACACCATGCTCTCACGTTTGGAGGAGGGCGGGAAAATCCTCATCATCATGACGCGGTGGGCCAGCGGAGACTTGGCCGGGCGTGCGATGGAGCATTTTACAGGGGCCGACGAAAAAGTCCGGATGCTGGTTGAAAAAGCACTGCAGGACGACGGCACTATGCTGTGCCCTGAAATATTGAGCCGTGAAAGCTATGAGATGAAAGTGCGGCCCATGAGCCCGGAAATCGCGTCTGCAAACTATCAGCAGATTCCCATTGACCTGCAGGGCAGGCTATACCAGTCTTTCAAAACATACGCTACACTTCCCTGCAAGCCGGATGGTAAGCCTATCCCGCTGCAGATACGCAACTACACCGACACCGCCGACCAGGGCGAGGATTATCTATGCAGCATCACATATGCGGACTACAACAACGAGGCGCTTGTTCTGGATGTGTACTTTACCAAGGCCGGGATGGAAGTAACCGAAGAAGAGACCGCGCGCAGGCTTGCGGAAACAGGATGCCAAGTTGCACGTATCGAGAGCAACAACGGCGGCCGTGGGTTTGCCCGCAACGTGGAGCGTATTCTGCGGGAGAAATATCGTTCAAACCGCTGCCGGATCGAATGGTTCCATCAGGGGGAGAACAAGACCGCACGCATTCTGACGCATGCTACCTGGGTGTGCGATCACATGTATTTTCCAGCCAACTGGAAAGACCGCTGGCCGGAATTTTACAAATCCATGTACAGATACCAGAAAGAGGGCAAAAACGCCCACGACGACGCACAGGACGCGGCCACAGGCGTCGCGGAGCAATTCAATAAACCAAGCGGCTGGGGGTTTTCTTCCGGCCGCATTGTGTAGCGGGAGGAAAGATACATGCTGCAAATGAACCAGAAAGCCCTGGAGGCTTATAGCGCTGAGACTATCCAAAACCTGGTGGACAGGATCGCGCCTATTCTGGAGTACCGCCGCGAGATGTACAAGCGGTATTCCCGCAAAAACGGACTGTATGAGATCATCGGAGACGACGGCCAAAAGAAAACGGTGCCTTTTGAATACTACATCGCCAATATGGTGACCGGATACCTGAGCGGGAAAGCGCCGCAGTACAACGTGCGCTGCCGTAATTGCGGAGAGGACGGAGCGCACGATGAAGTATATCCGTGAGTTCAAATCCACCATTGACCATATTCGCCGCTACAACGACGACGGGGCCACATACATGGAGCTTGTGCGGGATTATGTCATCATGAGCGGCGCCTATTTGTATGTGTACGAAAATAGCGACAACGAAATCGTGTATACCCGTTTCGATTCAAAGCAGACGGTGGGCATATGGGACTACTCAACGCCTGCAAATCTGGTCGGGCTTGTGCGCATGTGGGCGGAAGAGGACAACGAAGGGAATCCTCAGTCCGTAATCGAGCTTTTGGCGCAATCAGGTACGCGCACGTTCCGTTCTTCTTCGGACGGTTACAAGGAGGAAGCCGGAGACAATGGCTCCACTTTATGGGACGTCATCCCGGCCGTGGCGTTTGAAAACCCGGACAACATCGCCATTTTTGAGCCTGGCCTGAGCGACATCAAAGACTTTGAGCAGATTCGCAAAAATATCCGCAGCATGACACAGGAAAACGATGAGGCAAAGCTGCTGCTGAGAGGCTACAACTATGAGAATCAAGCCACCATTCTGAATGAGCAGGGAGAGATGGTTCCCAACCCGGCCCGCCTTGTGGAGGAACAGGCCATTCTGAACGCCCGCACCATCTCGGTGGACGATGATGGAGATATCCGTTGGCTGCTGAAGGACGTCAACTATTCCGGCTTGCTGGATGTGCTAAAAAGCCTGCACGATGAGATCACGATGCTGACAGGCGTGCCCAATATGACGGATGAGGCGTTCGCCAATGCGGACAACGCAAGCGCGCTGGGATATAAGCTGTATGCTCTGGACCAATACACGGCCAGCATGGACCGAATCTTCCGAAAGGGGTATCTGGCTTTGTGGGAGCTGATCTGCGGCCGTCTTGCCAAGAAAGGACGGAAATTTGATTTCCGCGACATTGACGTTGTGATGCAGCGGAATATTCCGACCGACAAGGATAAATCCATCAACCGGGCGGCTACAATGAAAACCAGCGGCCTGTTCAGCGACGAGACATGCATCAGCGAGAGCCAGGTGGAGGTGGACCCTGCGGAGGAGATCGCCAAGCGTGACGCCGAAGCAGCGGCGAACTATGAGCTTGCCGTGGAGCGGGCAAAGGAACTTGGAAACGAAGACGATACACCCGGACAGGATGATGACAAAACAGGCGAGGACGGGGATTTGAATGGCACAGCAAGGCCGTAACGATAATACATATAGCTTTGACGAGCTGGCCTTCTGGCGGCCCATCGATGCGGAGAACAGGCCCGTATACAGGGCGGTCCTGCGGGAAAGCCGCGCGATACAGGATGAAGCACAGGACATCCTCAACCGTTTTGCCGGTCTGTCCATGATGGGGCTTCTGCCCAAGGCGCAGGTGGAACGGCTGCACCGGGATATCGCTCGCTGGAAAAAGCAGGGAGAGAGCACCGGCGAGCTGCGGCTGCTGATGCAGGACGCCCAGCGCCGGACAAGGATGCGCTGCGACGAGGCAATGCTGCTGTACCTGATGCACGCCATTTCTGACAGCTACGCCAGAATTTCAGAGACAGACCGCGGCGCCCTGCTGAGTGCCTCCAGAATCGCCTACAAGCGCGCTTTTGCCGAAGGGAATGAAATTACACGCCTCGGAGCAAAAAGCGTTCCCGGGGCCAAATTTGTGCGGGATACGCTTTCAAACAATCCATTGCCCACGGGCCTGACGTATGAGCAGGCACTGGCTGCGGATGCGGCATACCGGGCAAGAGAAATCACCAAGCAGGCCGTTGTCGATTCATCCCAGGGAAAAGAACTTTCCATGGACAGCGAACCGATGCAGGCTATTTTGAGGCGGCAGCGGGCATGGCAGCTCCGCGAGGTACAAAAAACGCCGGAGGGCAGATTTGCGGGCTACTACGATATGGTGATGGGCTTCATCGTGGGGCACACGGTGGTGCAGGCGTTCATGGATGCAGGCGTGAAAGCGTACCGGTTCATAGCGACCATCGACGACCGCACAACGGACGAATGCCGGGCGCTGCACGGCAAGGTGTTCCGGATGGAGGAGCTGAAGCTGGGCATCAACGCCCCGCCCGTGTATCCTCCGCCGCACCCCTGCCGCAGCGTGATCCAGGCGGTGGAAGTTGCAGATACCGGGCAGCATGATATAATAGGACGGGGGACAGGGATTTCCTCTGATGGTGGCGCACTCGTTGAGAATGCAGTGAACGTTGGGCACATAAATTTCAATGACAGTACTCAGGTGGAAGAACAATTCCGGGATTTCATAGATAAAAACAGGGATTCAGACCATGAAAGTATCCGCATTATCACAAAGTCAGGCGATGTGTACGATATTTTGGGTGGTCAGGTACGTATAAATCTTGAGGGAATGGATGATTTTCTGGACGGCGCAAAGACTATTCACAACCATCCGACAGGGTATTCAGAGTATTCATTCAGCTCGGACAGGCAGGACGATGATATCCCCAGTTTTTTCCGTGAAAACGGTTCTATGATGGAGGCTTTTGATGAAAAATATAGATATCGTTTTAATCGACCCGCAAATGTGACGCTGGAACAATGGAACGAAGCATATGCGGCCTCCGATAAGATTGCCTTTGAAATGCTTGATGCTGAAGGCTACAGCCTTGACGATGACCTGGTTACTTTGCTTCAGCATTACAAGATATTGGGTACGTGCAAAAGTTTGGGAATTGATGGGAGTTATACGAGATGGGAATTTTAAACGAAGAAGCAAAAAAAGAGCTCACCAAACTGGAACAGGAG